CAACGAGGGATGTAGTTGGGACGACTATAAGTATCTTCTTTGCGGTGGCAGCATAGTATCGGACTATGGAGTAGATCATGAGGGATTTTCCAGATCCCGTAGGAGAAAGTAGTAACTTACGATTATTTTTTAATGCTTCAAATACCGCATGGTATTGATAATCTCTAGGTTCTATCTTAGAGATTTTTTTCATGTAATGTTTTACTGCTGGTAATGATACTAGACTATTGTCTTGACTTATATCTCCGTACCAATCATTCTTTTCATACTCTACAATATATTGTTTCTCTGCAGCCCATACCTGTAGATGATCTAACAACCCATGATACAAATCTCCTGTAGCAGGGGAATATAGACGTATGGTTCCATCCCAGTATTTGTATCTGGGATTCTTTTTTAAATACTTTGCTTCTGGAACTTCAAATGTAAAGTAGTCCGCTAATTCTCTATGGACGTACTCCTCATCAGAATGAATAGTTATATAAACCTCATTCTTTTTCCTTACTGTAAGATGTGTCATTACTGTCCATTAACAAATTTCTCCCACTCAATGGCACTCTTCACTTGAAAACCTCTGTTTGATATTTGCTTCATAACATGATCTATAAAGTACATCATCTGTTCTAGATATTTGATCTTTGCTTCTAGGTTGATGATCTCATCATCAGACTCTATGTAGACCTTCATCTTTTCAGTTGTCTTTATATGAGATCCAAATGGTTTAGCAGCATACGTCTTTGCATCTGCTTCACCAGAATAGTACTCACGTTTTTCCTTTACTAATTTACGAATTTCAAACTCTAAAGAAGTTTTTATTTGAGATATGTCAGTGTAATGGTTTAAGTATTTATTGTGTTGGAAAGGTATGTCTAATGCAAGTTGTCCTAAGTCAGCACTATATTGTTTGTTCTTAAATTGAAAGTCTACATGACTATCTTCTGCCCATTCTTCTCTAAGTTTTTGAAATTTATTATGAAGAGAATCAAAATTCATATTTTCTTAAATGTTTTATCACGTAGGAAGAACTGCTGATGTTTAAATGTTACGTTAGCAGTAATGTATTCTACATCTCCTATTGTAGCATCAAATTGCAAATTTGTCAGTGCTACAGGGAATAAATTTTGATAGTCTACTACAAACGCAGGATTATATTGACTAGTAGTAATTAATAATTGTCCGTTAGAAAATATATCTTTTTCTGGTGTCTCACGTGCCATCTGATCTGCGTTACCATTGTCACGCATCCATTTGTATATACTATTGTAGTTTTTTAAATCTTCATCTACAATAAAGGTTACTGCTAAATCACCAAACTCCACTCCTCCACCAGGTATGATAGGCAAGTTTCTAAATTGACTTGCTACCTGAGTTGTAGGCATGTTGATATCAGGAAGGTTTGCTGATTGACAGAAGAAATCCACACTCTCAAACTTTTCTAGTTTAAGAATAAAACCAATAGGGTTTAAAAAATTTCTATTGGTTGGTTGTTCTTTGTACCAATCTGCTCCGCCTACAGGCATGTTAATATCTCGACTACTTATTATTTATCGAGTTATAATTGAGTTGTTACTTGTTCTTTAATTGCGTCTACTACATCTTTTACAATACTTACATCAATACCCATGAAAGGAGGTATCAGTCCTAGAGTTCTAAACAGACCATCGGCGAACAGTGCCATAAATGCAAATCCAAGCACCATGCTAATTTGTCCAGCGTTTCTGTTGTGTTGGTTAATAGCAAAATCTATCATCTCAGTAACTTCTTCTTTACTAACCATAGTTTGTTTCTTGGTTGTAAAAGTTTGAGACTTTTGTTTTTGTTTTGGTTTTTTAGAGATTAAATCTCTACCATATTGAGATAAGACCATGATTTTTGTATATCTACAATACTATTTAAGCATAAAAAAAGGGATCCCGCAGGATCCCTGTGTGTGTCCCCTAACAATGTTGGGGAATTTTCCATAATTTGGTAATACGCATTACCATATTTGGGATTAAGTTAAGTTAGCAACTCTAACTCTTCTGTAGTACTGGTTCTTACCGTGAGTAAGAGCTTCAGCATCAGGAGTGCTTCCGTTAAGTACAAATGGGTTAGCAACCATACCGTATCTAGTCTTGAAACCAATTTTTGGTTGGAAGGTAGATGGGTCGATGCTTCTTAACATCTGTAGGGGCACATATGGACAATAGAATAATCCAGCATCGTAAGGTGAAGTACCTTTGTATCCTACAACATAGTAGTGTGTATTAGATACGTTTGCTGAATAAGGGTCAACATAAACTTTGATGCGACCATTCATTGTACCAACTAAAAGGTTACCTGTGTCGTCTACTTCACCAATTGAAGGACCACCAGCACCTGTTAAACCAGAAGAGTAGTCTAGAGTACCAGACATAGCAAGGGCACTTGCAACATCAGCAGATGTTAGGATAAAGTTACCCTTTCCTCTACGAGTTTGCTGTGCGATTGCGTTTGCATCTCTTTCGATTTGGAACATCAGTCCTTTGAATTTCTCAACTGACCATCTTCCATTACTATCTACGTCTAGATCAAATACACCAGCGTTTGCAACGTTGTTTTGTGCACCTGACTTAGCAACTGTATATACAGTTCTAACAACCTCACGGTTGATTTCAGCAAGGATCTCACTTGATAGTAAGTTAGCAAGTTCCTGCTCTGCATCAAGACCGTGAATTGCTTTCAAGTCTTGTGCTAGTTCTAGAGTGTACTCTGCCTTTAGTGCTCTTGTTTTAGCAGTAACAGAAGTTTTCTCTATACTGAAACTCATCTCGTTAAAGAGAGTAGATCCAGAACCGATAACTTCAGCATCTTCTCTAGCGATATTACCAGCAGTACGCTCGTAGTTACCAGCAGTTGTACCACCACCAGATGTATCGTTAAGTAAACCTGGGTTAGCATCAGTTGTACCACCGTCTCCAAGAGGAGAAGCAGGATCGTTGAATGCAGCAGGTCCTTGTGTGTTACCAGAGAAGTTAGGATCTGGTTCGTTGAATAGTGCTTCGTTTCCAGCTCTTAGAGCAGCACCATTTTGCTGATAATGTGATTTCATCGCAAAGATTAGTCCTGTAGGACCACTCATTGGTTGAACACCACAGATGTCGTATGCTACCAAGTTTGGCATAGCACGACGGATGAGGCTAATCATCACTGGGTCGAAACCAGCTAGACCACCTGTTTTTGTTGTAAGACCACTTCCAGAAAGACCGTCTCCACCAATGGCACCAACTGAGTTGGATGCTTCATTGATCATTCCACGTTCTTCTCTTAATGTAGCCTCTGTATTTTCTAACAAAACAGCGGTAACAGCTTTTCTATAATTGTCTTTGATGGTGCCAGCACCTTCGTGACTTAGAACAGGTGACCACTTTTCTGTTAGAGCTTTTGAGTTAAACATTTGCTCTTGTTAAGAAAAAATAGGTTTATAATTTATTGACTCCATGTATTAAGTGCGGAAAGATATTGTGCCATTGCTGGTGATATATCTTTATCGTCTGCACCTTCTACTGGTGTTTCGTCTGCAACTTCACTTTGTGTTACAGTTTTTTCCTTAAAGTAAGACTCCTTAATGGTAGTAACCTTTTTAGAGAATTCCTCTTCAGATTTAAACTCTAGACTCTCAGCGAGTGCAGCGAGTTTGTCCTTCTGAGTATCCGCTAGTCCTTCTGAAACATTCTTCAGAATAACTGTTCTTGCAGTCTCGTCTAGACGTTTTTGTAATTTCACATTAGCTTTGACCTGTTCGTCAAGGCGGCTTTCCATTTCACGAATAGAGTCAGCCATACCTTCTACCACATCGACTTTCTCGTCTGGGATAGAAATGTAGTGCTCCTCAAAGAGACCCTTAAGACCCGCAATGAAGTCTTCGGTGATCTCATTTCTGATTCCACGGTCAACAGCAACTTGATTTTGCTCCATCCATTGACCTATGGCGTAGTTTACTGTGCCATTTACTTCCTCGGAAAGATCTGCTTTAGCAGCATCTACTTGCTTTTCGAGTTCTGTAGCAAAGTGTTCTACAAGCTTGTCGTACTCTTCAGAAAGTTTTGCTTTGATAGCGGCTTCAAAGATAGTCTTTGCTTTCTCAGCAAACTCTTTTGAGAGTTCTGTTCCCTCTAGTAGGGCGTTAACATCATCGGAAACATCAAGGTCTTCGTATGATGGTTTGATTGGATAGGTTACACTAGAACCTGTACCAGTTCCGTATGCAGCATCTGCACCAACTGTAGGTTGTGTACCCTGATCACCAGCATCTCCAATATTAGATGTCTGAGCAGATCCATCGCTTTGTGCTGCTTTTGCTCCTACTGGAGCAGCTGCCTTAGCACCTGGATTTTCTTCTCCATCATCATCGTGCTCATTAGGAGTAGTGGATGTACCACCTAAATCTGCAGGAGCAGATTGTCCATATGATTTTTCAGCACCAACTGTTGGCATAGGATCTTTCCCGCCACCATTTGATGTTTGTGCATCGGA